CCCTTATCGCCTTTATCGCCCTTGTCACCTTTCACCTTCGTCCACGTATAAGCAGAAAACGTATTACTGTCTGCCGCCGTGAAGTCGGTGTATTGCCCGATGTACGCGCCCGGAGTCTCACCATTGTTAGCGGTGAACGTCGTACCGTTATCCGAGTATTTGATATGCAGGTAGGTAGTCTTACCGTCCGCTCCGGTCGGTCCCTTGATTCCTTGATCTCCTTTGGGTCCCTGCGATCCTTTCAACTGCACCCACTTGTATGAGGCGTACCCGGTTGGAGCGGTTGCGCTAGTTGTCACCGCAGTACCGATATAAGTATTAGGCGTATCGCTCATCGGATTACCGTTCGAGTTGGCGGAGTACTTCACATGGAAGAACTGAGATGTGCCGGGAATACCTTGCGATCCGGTCGGTCCTGTTTCACCTTTAGGACCTGTCGCACCTGTTGCTCCCTTATCGCCTTTATCGCCCTTGTCACCTTTCACCTTCGTCCACGTATAAGCAGAAAACGTATTACTGTCTGCCGCCGTGAAGTCGGTGTATTGCCCGATGTACGCGCCCGGAGTCTCACCATTGTTAGCGGTGAACGTCGTACCGTTATCCGAGTATTTGATATGCAGGTAGGTAGTCTTACCGTCCGCTCCGGTCGGTCCCTTGATTCCTTGATCTCCTTTGGGTCCCTGCGATCCTTTCAACTGCACCCACTTGTATGAGGTGTACCCGGTTGGAGCGGTTGAGCTAGTTGTCACCGCAGTACCGATATAAGTATTAGGAGTATCAGACATCGGATTACCGTTCGAGTTGGCAGAGTACTTCACATGGAAGAATTGGGATGTACCGGGAATGCCTTGCGATCCGGTAGGACCTGTTTCACCTTTAGGACCTGTCGCACCTGTTGCACCCTTATCGCCCTTATCCCCTTTATCACCTTTGTCGCCCTTAGAAACGTGCTTAAGCCAATCTGTGGCGGTTTCACTTGGTTCTTGATTGGTTTTATCTTCAATACATATATATGTACTCCCGTTATGTGTAACTTCGTCATAATAGAAATATGTTCCAGATTTCCATTCCCCTTTGAATGCCGTTACGGGCACTTCTGTAACCCCATCTTGCGAAAGTTGTTTGATGGTTCCAGACATATAGATATTGCGTAAATACGCACTGTGTCCGGTCATATCAAGACCGAATAGCTTTAAGTTAGACAAGTCGCCTAGCTGCATAGCAATCATACCTACCTTTATTTCCCAATCGCTCACGCCTACAAGATAACGGGAATAGCTTTGAGTTGAATAGCTAGACCTTTGACGATCCGCATTCGTGAAGTTACCATACGCAACGAAGTGCATTAGCTTAGCAGGATGACGAGAAGCGCCACTTCTAAGCACGTATTTAAAGGTCGAATTACTCAGTTTTTCGGTAATACGAAAATAGGCGGTCTGGAATCCTGTTTGGTTGTTAAATATGCCTTTACAAATATCATCCACTGCCAAGCTAGCCAACTCGCCCGGTTCCAGTTTAAGTGTAATGGTTTGACTTAACGTATTTACTGATTCTATTATACCGCCGCCCGGTGCGTTCCATTCTTCCCCGGCTATAACAGACACACGGTTATATCTCAGTTCGTCAGCCTCTAAAAATTCATTAACACGAAGCGATTTAAACTCCGCATCACCGGAAGCCTTGATAATCCATCCTAGCAACTTTGATACGTAGTTAGTAGAAGAAATGTCGCCGGAAAATTTAGCGATAGCCGCCGATAAAACGCCTATTACATCTATCCCGCCTTTAAAGTGAATAAGCTTTTCTGCTGTATCCTCTACGATCTTACTTAAATATTTTCCGTCTGCTACTTCTTCCGTAGAAATTTTGTGCAGTTTAAAATGTTCCCTGCCATCTTCTTTAGAAATAGTTTCATCCTCTACCAATACATATATACTCTGTTCGCCCTCTATAGATATTACTTGACCGGAATAAGGCAAATATGCCTCTGTGTCCGTATTGCGTGCGTAAGCAGTTGCGTCCTCTATGGTAGTCCACGTTTCCGTTGAATCAATAGGAAAAGAATTTGTGCGTCTGTACTGGTGCGGGAAAGAACTTCCGTTTATTTTTACCATATCAAATTGTTTTAAAAGTAAATGAATCCGGGTCGTTCAATCCCTGCGTCTGAATAACCCACATTTTATAATCTATCGCTTCGCTCCTATTAGCTCCTTCTACAGAAATAGAAATCGGACCTTTACATACTTTCTCGTTCTCTATAAAATTTCCGTATGATGATGCTATAGTGATCTCTTTAATAGTATTTACGGGTACACATATAACTACTATCTTCCATTGCCCGGCAGAGAATTTGAACGTACCGGACCCGCCGTACAAGCCGTTACTAGCAAGCGAGCGCACATCGTCGGATGTTTTAGGAATAGAGCTGCATACACCCGCAAACCATTTACGGAGTACATTAACACTAATCTTATTATTCAAAGTTATTTCGTCCAAATCATCACTCGCGGCAAAAACAGCCGTAGCGGTGTAGGTTTCTCCCTTCGTATAATTCCCTGTAAGACGACGTATCGCTGTTTGTGCAGCATTGACTTCCGAAGAGAACTCTAGTACATTCTCTTCGTTGTCATCATAATACGATTTAATCATAGCGCCGTTATCGTTGCGTGTTGCCGTATAAGTAAGTACGCCCTTTGCCGATCCGTATTCTACATCGTTTGCTGTCGATAGCTTACCTACAAGTGTAGCAGGAACAGGTTTATATAGCATTTTGCGAAATATTTGCTCATACCCCGTACCCTGCTTAAAGATAGCGCCCGGTGATATGTGCCCGGTCTGAGGCGCATTGACACGAATTTCTTTTGTTAATCCCGTATCGGAAACAGGACCGGAACTAGAAGAAGATTGAGAGCCACCGCCGGAATTAAAGATAGTAGTCCCGACGGGATAGTTCTTTGATCGTGGCAATGCAGGGATAGCCTTATTCTTTATTTGTATAGCCATTAGTTTGTATCATTTTACAGGTGAACTGTTCTGCCGCAAAGTCTATTTCACCACCTGTAACGATGAAGTTTTTCCCATTCATATAATTGTCTGAAATCACAGATATAGGTGTAATAGATTCGCTATTCTTTAATACCTGTGTTAGCTTTATTTTGGTAGCTCCGTATTGGTTAATTATCCTTCTTATTAGTTGTTCTTCTGGACGTACTAAAGCGTTTTCGATAGATGAATAAAGATTATCCCTTAAATAGTCACTCCCTAACATTACCTTACTGTAACACGCTCCGTCATTATTGTAACTTGATATTTTAAATTCTATTTCATCAAGAGGATTAATATAGCTTTCATTCACTACATTCTCATAAATCCGATCCGAATTATTCTCTTCGATGTTATTATTATCTATGACCTTCTTTTTAAAATCTATTTTTATATCTTTTAAGAAAAAGCCATATCCGGACACTCCTTCCGGGAGCCATACCTTTTTTAAAATTTCAAATTCTAATTGTCCGAACAGATTAATATTGTTCGGAATCTCGATCACGTATCCGGTCAAACCTTCGTAAGGCATACTTAGAGTTTTAGTATTTTCGTTTTTTACCCATTCATCCGGCTTCTTTAATTTAAAGTCCAAATCAAAAGTCAAATCTAGTCCCGTCGGTTTTGTAGTGGATTTAACCCAACCATTATTAGTGTAGTAGTAGTCACCTACAATTAATCTACATGCTATCTCCGTGCCAAAGACACCACCAGAATTATATTTCTCATACGATGTCATATTACTAGCATTCAATGGATGACTATATGACATACTGATACCGAAAGCTCCATCGAAGTACTTAATTGGCTTATTATCTTTAAATTTCAATAAAGGCGATCCGGTTCCTAATTGTTTGGGAACCGTTATCATTGGTGGCTTCCAATCTGGATCCTCTTGTTCGTCACCTGTGGGCGGAACAGTGCTCGGATACGTGTAGTTGTAATCCGATACTAATTTAAATTGATAAAGATATTCCCAATTATAATCAGAGATATTTGGTTTGCCGTCATTCACTTCGTACTCGCACCTCTTAGCACAATAACCGCCTAGAAAATATCGTGTAGGTTCGTCTATGTACACATTGGTTACGCTCTCGTCTACTAAATTACAATAAGGCTTATTATCATTGAGATTCTCATAGCGTGGGAGTTTAAACACCTTGCTCTTTAGATACTGCCTTGTTTCATAATACTGTTTATAATTATAGGTTTTCCTTTCAGCAAACGTACTCAACTTCTTAAATTCTTCCTCCGATATAATATCATTGTAACAATAATTACTACACTTTATTGTCGCTTTGTTATAACCGGGAAGAATATCAAGGAAGTGCTCTGAACCCGCAAAACCAATCTCGGAAACTTTGAATCGGTTAGGGGACTGCCGAGTAAAAGATGTCATATCAAGATTGTACTCGTGATATGTTCCTTTGTGGTCTACATCAACAAAATATAAATTTCCCAACCAATCTACACAGGTCCAATTCAAAAACTTGCAAGTTTCTTCTAAAACCTCTTTTAATGTCATCGCCTTGTCGTCCTCGTCAAAGAAGTTTTGTTCGCTGATCGTTAACTCCTTTAATATGTTTGATTCTTTATTATAACTAGATTGATCTTTAGCGTACACATGAGGAATAAAGACGGAGGAATAACACCCGCGAGACTCAGATATGAACATTTTTAATAACTCCCAGATGCTTATAAAACTTCTAGTATCACTCCTACCCTGTTTATAATTGATATATTCTAGCGTACCCATTGCAGAAATACAGTCTATTTCTAGCTCGAATTTGGTAGATGTATAATCCTGCGTATAAAGTTCCGGTTTTACAAATCCCGTCCAAACGATTTCATTTTCACGTTTAAAATTCACCCTATACTGTTGATACCCGGTAGAATATAAACTTTGCAAATAATCACCACCCACAACACGAATCACCGCTTTTGAGAATCGAGTAGGAACATACAAGAAATCTTCGTCCTCAATCGAAACAGAGAAAGGAGAACTACCACTACCGACCAACTCAACAGAATCGCCCGTATAGTTTTCCTTTTGTATTTCAATCAAATAAGAAACTTCCTTTCGAGATTTGAAAGGAAGTGTGTATATTGTACCGTAGTTTACCATAGTCTTTTACCAGTTTTCTTGATGTGATTATGTAATGCTAAAAATATGCGATCTCCTTTTATTTCAACATCGCTATATAAGCGAATATCATCGTTTCCACTCGGTGCAATTTTCTGCGATAGCGAACCGTATAAACCTGAATTAAGCATACGAAACAGGTTACTTTGCTGCGATCCGTTCAATATCATTTCGCCGCTATTCAATAAAGCCGGAACCTTATCACCTGTAAACGATGTGCCCGGAACAATACCACCCGTTGCATACTTCGGCATACTTGACATAGCGGCAATAATAGCAGCAACACCCGCCAAACCTAGAGCAATACCGACAAAAGGGATTCCTGCGTGAGCTTTTAAAACCTCACCCCCTGCTGCCGACATATTCGCGATTGCACTTTTACGCGCCGTTTCCGCTTCTACCTCATTTGCACCCGCCATTTCAAGTATCTTCGGAATAGCTTGCCCGACAGTTGACAGGAAACTAACTCCCCATTGCAGGACGGAAGCCGTATTATCATCGAATAGACCCGACATACTCCCAACGACTCCACTAATATTTGCAAGCGATTCGGCATACTCTTGATTCAAGTCTATATCTTCTTTTTTAAAGAGTGGATCATGCTTAGGTAACTTAAAATCTTTTCCAGTCTTCCCATGTGTCGGAACTTTATCGTATGTAGGCTTTATAGGAATCGGCAAGGCGCCGTCTTTCATTTCGCCGTGAGCAATTTTGAACGCCTCCTGATCGACTACAAATTTGAGTTTGACCTTCTTTTGTTCTAGCTCGTTTATCGTTGCTTGAATCGTTGCACGCGCTTGCATGTCGGTTTCAGCAATAAGTTTCTTATTTAGATCAGAGATTTCGGAGTCATACCAAGCAATAGAACCCTCTTTAGGTTTTTCTTTAGGCGGATTTCCACCTGTACCAGATTGAGAGGCGCGATTTGCTGCTTTAGTCATACTAGATAAGTTTCGACCTGCCGCCTCTGCCGCCGCCGAGACATTGATCAAATTCTGTAACCATTCATCACTCTTCTTTACTAAAATCGCGTTATATTGTATTGCATCTTGATACTTTGCCAACATCGGGCTTATTGCCTCTCCTAAAGCTTTTGCGTCTGTAGTCGCAACTGTGTGTACATTCATCCCAGAACCAACAGTTTCGTAAGTTGTGAATTTGGCTTTCAAACGGTCGTATTCATCTACGAAGTCTTTGTACTGTTTTGCTAATTGTGCCTTTTGTTCATCACCTGCTGAAGATACGTCTAATTTCAGCACTTTATCTATGTCTATCCCCGAAACATCCACACCGTCAAGCCCTATAGCAGCCTTTACCATCGCCCGTACCGCATTATTACTCCTTCGTTTGTATTGACCGACTATTTCGTCTTGATCTTTCAGCGTCTTGTCTAATAGCTCCCTAGCTGCTTTCTTTTGTTCTTCTGTTGAATCCTTGTCTTTTAAGATAGTTATTTGCTCCTGTACTATTGCTTGGTTCTTTGCGTCGAAATAAGAAAATGACATTTTAGTATTTCCTAATTGATCCATCGCGTTGTATGCTTCCCGCGCTAACCGTATAGTTTCGGATAATCCGTTCATGAACGGTGTCCAGTCTCCACTACCGATAGAGTAAAAAAATTGATCCACACCACCTTTTAAGCCATCCATAGTACGGGCGTATTCATCCCCTAGCGTCTGACTGCTATTCATTACTTTATTGAACCCTTCCGAAGCAGTTACAGCAATACCGAGAACTCCGGCAAACTTCATAACTCCCGATACTGCAACGCCGGACATTTTAGCGATGTCGCTTTGAAACCCGTTTACATTCTTCTTCGACTTATTTAGATTCGCGTCAAAGTCATTTGTTTTAAGCAATAATCTTGTTACTATATCAGACATCTTTATTCGTGTTTAATTGTGATTCTAATGCTTTCGCTTTAGCTCTAAGCCGTTTCATATCCTCGTTAGTTACGCTAGTATCTTTCTTCTCTTCTTCATCCCACGGGAAGCGGAGTATGTCGGTTTGCTTTAGTGTCTTTGTGCTATTCGATTGTGCTATGATGTAGCCTAGCAATCTAGTTTGCTCCCATGACTCGCGATTGCGTCGATTCAATCCGTCTAGAAACGATTCGACCTCGATAAAGCTCATTTTATCGAGGAAGTAATCAGGAGCGATACCGCCCTCTCCGACAACACGCGAATAGAGTTCGCGGATACTTACTGCTTTTTCTTCCGCGTCGTCACCTTCTTTTTTTTTACGTCATTTCCTGCCGATTGCGAACGTAGTTTGATCTCATCCAAAAGAAGTGTTTTAAACTGATTGAATAATGTCAGATCGCTTTCGCACGAATCTATAAACTCGTCAAATTCCATTGTGAACGATTCGTTATTTGCAAGTAGGAACGAATAAAACAAAAGAAATTCGTCTATCATTTTACCGAATTGGAACGGATAGCCGGATAGATTTTCAAAGATGAAAAACGCCCGAAGCGAATATTTTAATGTAAATTCTTTCCCGTTAATTGATATTGTTTTCATTGATAGTGATTTTAGAGCGGCAAAGCGCCGCTCATGATTATTTACTAGCGGGCGCGGAAGTTGCTTTTTTAATCGGTCCCGTACCTTCGAAAGAAATCGAGAAAGTCGCCTTATCTCCGTCTGGCGCATTTGCTTCTAGTGAAGTAATAACAGCCTTTCCAGTATAGGAACCGGGCGAAAGCGTCCAACCATCAGCAGGCATTTCGTTTACGTCTGCATTAGCTATAATGCCAAAATTCAACGTTACAGGTTTATGCGCAATAAACAAGGCAAACAACTTGTCATAACTATTCGCGTCAGCATCGGCGCTAAACACGTTATCACTCGAAGCGTTCCAAGACAGCTTCTTAATATCCTTTTCCGTCCAAATACCGGAGTCCTTACTTTGCGTGTCGATAGTTTCAGCCGACAAACCTAATTTACAGGAAGTTGCTAAAGCTAGAGCCTTAGTTTCTACAAATAACATTAGGTCTTTTCCTAATACTGCTTTTGCTTTACTCATAATTTTAATCGTGTTTTATTAGTTACTCATTCTGTTTTAAAAGAAAATACGAGGCATTGAATAAAAGTATCTTCAATAAAATCTTCGTCCGCACTCATTAACTTTGCGTCGATCACATCGAAACTGTCGTAGCTTCCTCGCTTGTTCTCTAATGCCTTGCGCACTTCCTCCGCGATAGTAATAGAGTTCAGATAATTGTCGCTAGCTACAACGATCTCAACCGAAACAGCATCCCCGGTCCCGTAACGATCTTTTGTATACTCCGGTACTAGAGAACTACGCTTGTAGATTACGAACGGAAAAGATGTTTCCGTTTTGGTTGAGATCGCATAGATTTTATCAGTAACCAACTTTGCCAACTCCGTAGAATTGCTTAGTTTCTTATATACGTGTGCGCCTATTGATAAACTCATTTCTTTTTATTTGCTACTTTCATTATAGAATCAATTATATTTTGCTCTAGTGAGTCCTCCGCTTCTTTCTGCTTCGATTTGACCGCATTAGAAAAGAAGTGAGAAGCATTTATACTACCCCTATTCGCTCCTTTTTTGGTAGCTCGTTCTTTGGTTCCTGATTCAAACCATTTCAGCATATAGGCGCGTGATCCCTTTTTGCGTCGGTCGATCAGGTCAACCCGTGCGCCGGAAGCATTGCGATAAACTGCTACGTTTATTTCATTCTTTAACGGTTTGAATGTCGAACCATTTTTTGTACTCGAAAACTCCGCGTCTGTAACAGCAGAAACTAAATTTTCCTGCGCCTGTTTGCGAATGATGAGAATAGACCTTCTTAATGCTGATTTAATCGCTTTCTTTCCTTCATCATCATTCAAGCGGTCCAACAACTCGTTTACCTTTTTTGTATCTACCTCGACGCGATACAAATTCCGCCCAGTATAGTTTTCATTACTCATTGATTACCTCCGCTTCTATGACCGTTGCCTGCTGCTTCCGATCGTGATTGATAGATAGAATCTTATATTTCTGCCCGTCGTATTCGATCCGCATTTTAGCGTTGACCTCTTTACAAATGCGAATCATTATCGTGTTTACGGTCGTATTATAGATTTCGCCGTTAGCCTCTTTTCGTGCACCAGACTTAAAACGGATATACGCACGCTTATCGAATACTTTCACCCAACTTTCAGACGTACCGCCGAGGCTATCCCGGATTGATTCACTACGATAAAAGCCGATCATTTCGTTTAATAATCCCGCTTGCATTATGTGTATCGCTTTAAAGGTTGCAGTAATAGTTCTACGTGTCCCGGTATTACTTGCGGTGTGGCAAATGTAACCGATTCACGATTAGCATAATAGTTCGCAATAAGTATGCGGATTGCGTGCCAAATACGACGATCAATTTTCCCCTCCTTTGCAAAACCTTCCAACGGAGCGTTTAAATACGCCTCTATTGCAAGTTGAACGGGTTCAATAAGTTCGGTTATATATGTATCGTCCGTATCAAAATCGACATTTAAATGCTGTTTGAGTTCTTCGAGTGTTACGTATTGTGGCATAATTATAAGTATGAAAAAAGGCTAAGGCTATGAAGCCAAAGCCTTTTCGTTTTTAAGTAGTTAGTAGTGTGTTATGCTTTTGCAGCTTTTGCAACCGCTTTCTTCTTCGCGATTGCGAATGCCTCTGGGCGAGCTACAACAATATCATACTTTGAGTTTAGCGTAAACTTCGTTTCGTTAGTGTCTGCTAGAGTCACATCGTCAATAGTCATTCGAATTTTTCCCCATTGACCGATACCAACGTTCGAAAAGACACCGAAGCCGAGTTCATCCGCACCCATGTAATTAGTCATGTACACCGGATAACCATTCATCATCCCGTCTTTAAGAACCATTTCGGGAGAACCTTTTTCAATACGTGTAGTTTTTAATTTACCGCACATTTTCGGACTGCAAATATATGCTGCCGTTCCGTCAGTAACATCTACGTTTTCATCCATTACTGCGGTTTCTAGCGCTACAACGTCCTCGAATGTGGGAGCAACTTCATACTCCACTGTTGGAGAATCTTTCACAAACACACCTTTTGAGGCAAGTCCCTGCTTTTCTCCGGCAAACATAATCTTATTCAATGTACGAGCAGTTGACAAAGACAATTGTTTAACGGTGACATCAAACAAAGCATCGTTTGTCTGATCAATTGCGTCGTTAGACAATGGGATAGAAATACCCAAACGCCACGGATGCGCCTTTAAATTACCAATATCCAGTTTTGTCGGATTTATTTTGGTGTTCTCGCCTTCAATTGTAGCTTCTACAGCCGCCAATGTCGGAAACATCAATTCGCCAATCAAACCGTATTGCATCTTAATACCCAACTTATTAACAATAAGCCCCTTTTCAAGCGGTTCGATAATATCACCGATTGTTGTCGGGATCATCGGAGCGGCATCGGTTGAACTTGTTCTTACAGGATCACCCTCCGCACGCATAGAGAAATTAAGCCCCTTTGCATCAGCAAAATTCCCGTATTCTTCCAAAGAACGATGATTGCAAACGTCATATAAAGCCTTTGCAAAGATAGCTCTTTTGTTTTCCGGCAAAATTGCAGATTTGCTACTTTCCAGACTTCTAAGAGTCTCGTCGATGACGATCTGATTTTTGCGAGTCATTAACTCGTTGAATTTAGTCTGCTCTTCGTCTGTCAAACTTCTTTTTTCTGTTTTTGCTTGTGATAACAGATTTCTCATTTGCTCTTTAAGCAGAGCTACTTCTTCTAGTTTTGTCATGTCAAATAAATTTTTCTAAGTTTTCTATTTCGGATAAATAATCACTATTTGTATCACCATTAAGAAGCTGTTCTATATTTTCAAGGCTTCTAACTGTTACATCTGTACCAAAAAAGGCAGGGTCTGAAACAGGGGAAATATCAGATATATAATCAATCTTGTGCACTGTACGCAACAGCATCCCATCTTTCATCGTATATGAAACTTTACTTTTATCCTTATCATCAGTATAATAAGCGAAAGACGATCCGAATATGTCTCCCCGTTTTATCATTTCATAAGCAAAATTCCCGTCGCTAGTACATGGAGCCTCGAATCGGTATTTCAAGCCATATTCATCAAAATTTAATTCGAGTGATCCGGAACCGTAACGGCATCTAGCCAAAAGCCTACGTTTATCGTGTTCTAGTACCGCCTTTATATCGCATCGGGTTATAAGTTCTTCGGTTGCTGCACCATGTTCGATAACCTCAATAAAAAAGCGTTTCCTTTCCTCGTCATACATCACACGACTTTCTTTCCCAAAAACAACAGCGTACCCCTCAATAATTCTACCCTCCGATAATTTGGGTGCGCCTAGCTCTGTAAAACTCCTTATTTCCATTGCTTTTTACTCTATGTTTTTTCGTTTGTTTTTGGTAGCTCATCTTTTTCGCTACTAATCTCACCTTTAATCTTAGGAGAGTCAATCGGAGCAACATTACAGGACATAAACGCAATGTCACCGCCATTTATAGGCGCTTTATCTTCACGGCATACACGCCATTCGTTCACCGTTGACACGCCGTATTGTATCTCCTTCTCCATACAAGCCGTTTGTGTGGCTATATCTGTTTTATACAAGGCTTTACGATCAAATTCTATTTTATAAATACCAGAGACAGTTCTAGGTATCAACTTTGCATTAAATTCAGCCTCAATACGACACAATATAGGATCGAGCGTGTCAGACAAGAAAGCAACTTGACTCATTTCAGAAGCCTTGTAATTAGTAGATTGTCCGGCAAACACCTTGTCTGGATGAACACCATAAAAACGGCAAATATCGAATACGGAAAACTTTTTAGTTTCTAGTAGCTGAGCGTCAGCCGGAGTTATTGAAAGTTGTGTAAAAGTCATGTCCTCGCTCACGGAAGTTATATCCCTCCCGTTATTAAAGTCTTTTTCCACTCGGTCCGCTACGTCGGAAGTCTGTTTATCGCCAACAGAAGAAAGTCCCTTTCCCCCACCTTTGACACCAGAAATAATACCTTTAATCTTACTCCCATTCTGAAAAGTACGCAAACTCTGATTATCAGCACTAGCAGAAACCGAAAGAACCGTGCTTGCATACGTGATCGTGCTAACACCTGTATACCCACCATCGAGACTCTTATTTTTCAGATGGATAATACTTTCAGCCGGATAAGTACCGTATATCCTATTTATTACATCACAAATAGTATATTCGTCTCTGTATATATCGTATGTAACAGAGTTATTTGAGCAAAGTATTAATTCTGCCGTATCTCCGAACATTCTCTTGATAAAGATATATGAATTACCACGATTAACCATTTGAATAATCGCATTACATATTAAGTCGTAACTGTTCATGCGCTTATTCGGTTTTTTAGTCAGCAGATAATGCAACTCGTTTTCGGCATCTACCTTGTAGTTTCCGGCATCTTCTTTACGTTTGATGTATAGCGGCAGAGAAGCAATAGTACCAGAAAGAATATCGGTACATCTAAACGCAGTCGATAACCGCATAGCCTGTTCGGGAGACTTTACCGAAACAGGTTGTTCCCTAGCTGTTTTATCTCTAACTTCTACTATTTTTTCCTCTTCGGACGGTAGAGATCGTTTTTCCTCTCTGTTGCGTCCTATTCTTAAATTAAGTTCAAATGCCATAGTCTTATCGTGTTACTCGGTGTAATTATTGAATAAATGAAATGTCATTAGGTTTGTTATCGTCGAATCAATTTTTGCGTTATGCGTTTTCTTGACTGGCTTTTTATTCATATTCCTATCTTCGTCTAGCACTGCGTTTGAGAAGCAGTACGGCGTAATAGGGTTCGGATCGAATGTGAGTTTATTTCTATATAAGGCAAGTTCAAACGATTCTATCGGACTCGTAAACGTCCCGTATGTCTGTTTGACAGGCTTAATATATTCGCTTGCACTACCGACCGAATAAGAAAGTAGATTCACAAATTCAGCCGATTTATAAGGGTCATAACCAATACCCATAATTTGTAAATACTTCGCCCGAGATAATATATCGTTTACTATTTGCTGATAGTCGATAATGTCACCGTCGCAAAGAATCAAATACCCTGCTTTCGCCCACCCTTCGTAGAGTTCCCGATTTGGATGATCCTTTAAAGCTCCTTTCGGAAAATAGTAATCCGTATACGAATGAAAAGAACCGTTTTCTTTCGAATAGATATTATAAGTAACCGAAGAAAAGTCGTCTCGAACGGATAAATCAACCGCCGCCATCGTAAGCGGATAAGTACCGATATTCTCTATACTAATACCTTTGAATCGTTCTTCGATCTGCTTCGCCCCGATCCATTTCGTTGTCGAATCAACTGCAAACACATTAAGTAACTTTGTTCGAAACTCTAGCGCGTCCGGTGCGCTATATAAAGCCTTCTGGTATGCGTCGATATAGAAATCTTCATAAACAGTTATACCCATGTGTGGTTGCACTTTACGCCACGTTGCCGGATCGCCTTCCTCGTCGTCTACGTCTGGCTCAAAGATGTGTGCAAATATGGAATCATTTTCAATCTCACCTCGTAGGATCGCTTTATACATTTTGAGCATTTCAACGAATGGAGCCGTTTCTTTATCGGATGCGGTCGTAATTACTACGGTTAAAGGGTTGAGCCGTGCGCCCATTGAGGAAGTTAATACATTCTTCAATGCGGCACTATCGGCTTGTGAATACTCGTCTACTATTACCATGCTTGCGTTAAGTCCGTCTAATTTATCCGGGTTAGAGGCAAGGCAACGGGCAAAAGAGGTTTTTCCCTTTATGCGGTTATATATGATTTCTCGATTAATTTTGAAGTGTCTAAACTTCGGATCGAGAGACTTTAAAATATTACGTATTTCATCAAAACAGACTTTCGCCTGATTATATGAGTTTGCAGCAACGTATGTTTGTGCGTTCGCATCACCGAACAACAAATCGTTAATCGAAAGACTCGCTACACTTGTTGTCTTACTGAATTTACGCGGAACGAATAGAAGAGCTTCGCGAATCAAACGTTTGTTTGTTCCGGGCTTGTAAAACGCGAGAATGTTAGAGAACTGAAACACTTGTATCGGAGTCAGCTTGTATCTAGTTTTACCCTTTGTGCCGGAGAATTTCAAACGCTCGTAGAACGTGACGAACTTCTTTACTTCCTTGATCCGAAATTCGTATTTATCAAGAAAAACAAAGAAGCGGTGAACGGCTAGCAACTCGTAAAGGTTGTGCGCGTCCGGATTGTTAATACAACCTTTGATATACACATTTAGTCTTTCGTCTGCCTTGTCTAGCTTATACGAATCAACGTCGATGTTATGCAGATCGGAGACAACCGACTGCTTTAACGCTATCAGTTTATCTCTATTCTCCTTGTTCATCGCGATCTATTTTGTTTACTTCGTTAATCAAGTCGTTTACTTCGTCGTCGTCAGATGCAGAAAGCGTTTGAAAGGTCAAACCAAGTTCGCGTAATTGTTTGCGCGTTGCTTCGAGTGCATCGAATAAAACTTTGAAAGCAGGATGAGCCGTAAGTTTATCATTATTTTCGCGGGACACTTCTTTCACGTATGACTTCATACGCTTCTTTGAAATATCGTTTAGTGCAATTTGAAACGCCATATATGAACCTGCGCAAAGAGTTATGCAGAGGTCTAAATCTTCCGTATATGTTCCCTGCGACTCCATCGCGGTGCGAATCTTTTCTTTTATGTCGTCCAAATCACACATTTTTATAGGCTTTTTGCATATAGGAAAAGATCGCAAGTATTTGGTAGCTCGGAAGATGCGCGCAAAAAGTTTACCCCCAACGCGCACCCCCTCGTTTCAAAAATTACTCGCGCGTGTAAATATGAGGTGAGGTGGGTTTAGCGTATCACGTTAAAAAATAAAAAAACCGCCCCCTTTTCGTTGAAATTGGACGGTTACATGGAAAATATATAGTGTATGACTATCAATTAGATTCTAATCAGGTTCTTTCAGTCGCTCTATCTCTTGGCGTATCTTTCTCAATAAAAATGTATATTCCATAGGCACTTGATCAAATAAAGATTTTATCCGATACAAATCCCTTTTAAGTTTCATTAGTCTATTTAAATATTCTCCATGTTCCAAAAATCCCACTTCATTACCTACTTGCATATTTGTAAATTCGGAGTCTAACTCTTTTATTTTTCTATTTAGTAAGGTTGCTTCGTCATCACTATTATAAGAAGAATTATCAATAACGCGATTTTGTAACAAATCCACCTTAGCACTTAATTCAGATAATTGTGATATTATTATATTAACTTTAAAGGCTTCATTATCTCCATTTACCGTTGGAATTGATGCCGCAGTATTTAAAGCAAGAAGTTTGACAATAGAGTTTATATTCCCCTGTTCGTCTTTAGAATTATAAGTCTCTATCAAAGCCGATTTAATTTTCTTTTGAGCTTCAACTACATCTCTATAGCCCATTTCTCTAGAATATTCGACATATCTCAAAGGATTAATATCGAATATTTTAGGCGTTCCTTTTTCTTGAATAAGAACAACTGGCATATCAAAAGCTTGTCTAATTCCTAATTCAAATAAGACATTAGGATTTCGTGAACTTAAATCACAAACTGCGATAGGAGTTTCCAGAAGCTTATTTAAAATATCTAACTGTATTAAGTTAGTTTTGGCAACCTCGTCACCTCGTATCGGTTTAAATTCAGCTTGGGAAACTGCGGGTTTTATAATATCTTCATAAACTCTTGTAAAATGTCCCGAATTATAACCGTCACAATCACCAATAGGCATTATTACAAAACAATCTATTTTATTTTCATTCATAGCTGTTAAATTTAAAATCGTACAAATATACAAAAAGATTCTCATAACTTGTATCCGCTAGCTATGAGAATCATTAACAAATAGTCTATTTCAAAAACTTCTCTACAAACCGTTCCGTTGCCCTCCGATTATTCGACTGAATCGCCTCTTTCGAATGACTAAAAGCGCATCGATGTATCTCGGAGTGGCACGCATGACAGAGACTTTGCAAGTTGTTATAATCAAACATTAGCTGCCTCATTCCGAGTTCATGCGGTACGGATTCAACAGGTGTCTTGTGATGCACTTCCGTTGCGAGTGTGCTTAGATCGTTCGTCTCGCACACTTCACAAATCGGATTGTTTCGTAGTTTCTCGGCTCGAAGCTGTTTCCATCGAACCGAATTTATCATCTTAATGTAAAACGGATTTCTACTCATAATTCATCATAACTAAAAAGAATCTTATCACATTGATAACAGTCGTGCAACTCCTTTCGTGTCGCCTCGATGTCGCCTGTTTCTATCTCAACTAAATGCGTCTCGGACACATCGCCCGATTTACACTGAATGCGTCTAATTATATACATAATGTTTCGATCCGGTCTAATCCGTTAATAAGTAATCTAATCCGTGCGCAATTCCCGTCGCATCGAGTCGATTGCGTCTCCTGTTTATGTATCCGGCTCGCACAACCTTTGCAGTTCTTTGACGGGCACATTTGTTTATACACTTCGATAGCTTGCCGCCTCGTTTCCTCTCTCTGTATCCGTGCCGCTTCGATAGCTACTTTTCGGATTAAGCCACGCGAGCGGATGCGCTCGCTTGTGGCTTGTTCGATGTACTGTTTTACTTTACTCATTTCACCGTGTTATTTTTAGGTTTGTAATTCCACCCGTTTAATTTATATACTTTACGTCTCGCTTCTTCTTGTGTTATCGCATCGTCTATCTTCGTCGCTGATCCGTCCGGCTCTCTTTGGTAAATACTAAAGTGACGGAAGCGAGGCGAATAATAATACTTTGGTTCATTCTGTGTTTGATTCATTTCTGATTAGTTATTAGTTAATTCTAAACTGTTGATTATGCAAATGCAGCACTAAACCAAGCCT